CTACGAGTGCAATTATTTATAAAACACAAGCCTATGAACACTCTGGAGATTGGAGAACACAGCAAGGTGGTTTGGAAAGCAGAATTATTGTTATGGAGATTGCTGGATAATGTCCAAGTACACTAAAACAGAAAAGCACAATGCAATCGCACTAGACAATGCAGGAATAGCACAGCATTTTTTGGATATGAGCGATTGGACACAGATACCAAATTCAGGACTAACATCTGCCTGTGTTACAGCTTTTGATACATACCGTCAATCACTGCGTACTATTCGCAAGACTAATCCTGATAACCCAACTTGGCCTGATGCGCCTACAGAGGAGTGGTCGTAATGCCATACATAGGTAAATCTCCATCATTTGGTATTAGACAACGCTACTATTTTACAGCAACAGGTGGCGAAACATCTCTGTCCGGCACAGACGATAATGGTCTAACACTAACATTTAGTGATGGAACATATACAGATGTTATGCTAAACGGTATTACACTTGTAGCTGGCACTGACTATAACACTTCAACTGCAAACACTATAGGTGGTCTATCAGCATTGTCTGCAAGCGACATTGTAGAGATTGTTGTGTATGATGTATTTAGTGTAGCAAACACTGTACCATCAACAGGTGGTACATATACAGGTGCTGTTAGCTATTCTGCTGCAACTACGTATAATGGTGACGTTACATACACTAAAGCACTACAAGGTAATACTCAGTCTATTTCACATTCATCTGATACTACATTAACACTGGACTTTGACACGTACCAAAACTTTATTATCACTATGAGTGGTGACATTACCACATTGTCTAATCCTTCTACTGAAGCAGCAGGTCAGTCTGGTTTTATTGTGTTCATTCAGGATGGAACAGGTAGTAGAACATTAGATGCTTTAGGCACTGATTATGAAACAGCAGGTGCTGCTGGCATTACATTATCAACAACAGCAAGTACAACAGATGTTGTCCCTTATATTGTAGTATCTAGCGGTCGTATTTTACTTGGTAGCATTCTACAGGCTTTTGCTTAATGTCAACACCTTTAGGTTCATCACAGTTCTTTTTTAATCCTGCTCTAGAAACAGGGCAATCCCTGCGTTTTGATGATGATGACAGCCCATATTTAACATGGACACCAGCCAGTGCTGGCAACCGTAAGACATGGACATGGTCAGGCTGGGTAAAGCGTGGAAATTTATCTTCATACCAACATATTTTTAACGCTGGAAATCCAAGCCCATCTTATGACGCTTTAAGATTTTCAAACACAGATGAATTAGAGTTTTTTAATGGTGCGTCTACATCAAGTTATTTTAAAACAAACGCTAAATACAGAGATGTAGGTGCTTGGTATCATATAGTCGTTGCACAGGATACTACTCAAGCAACATCAACAGACAGAATAAAAATATATGTTAATGGTGAGCAGGTAACATCTTTTTCTAGCTCAACCTACCCAGCCCAAAATTCAGATTTTTTTATTAATAGTAATGTATTACATAAGCTGGCTAACATAAGTGTGTCAGGCTACTCATATCCATATGACGGCTACCTAGCCAACGTCTGCTTTATTGACGGAACAGCCCTAGACCCGACCAGCTTTGGTGAATACAAAACAGGCACAACCCTGTGGAAACCTAAGTCTGACACAGCTATTCAAAGCCTGACCTTCGGAACAAACGGATTCTTTCTTAATTTCTCAGACAGCGCAGATATTGGGGCTGACACATCTGGCAACGGCAATGACTGGACACCAACCAATCTAGCATCAACAGACGTGGTGCTTGATGGGCCTTACACTGGTGGTAACTTTTGCGTTGTAAGTCCTCTTACAAAAAGTTCTGGTGGGGCTTTGCAAGAAGGCAATTTGCTAATCCCATTTGGTGGCACATACCCATCAACAGTTATGGGTTCAATGGGTGTATCTTCTGGGAAATGGTATTGGGAAATAAGATTTACAGGTGGTGCTTATACTAACGGTCATGCGGCTGGAATTGCAACACCAGAAATGGCAAATAGAAACATAGACCCATATGCAACAACCAACCCATATAACCATTACTACGATAGCAGGGGTTATTTTTACAACAGCGGAACAAACACATCTGCATCAACCTTTGCGCCAAACGACATTCTAGGGTTTGCGCTTGATATAGATAATGACCAAATATCTTACTACAAAAACGGTACTTTGGTGGGTAGCGCACAGTCCATAGAAACAGGCCAGACATGGATGCCGTTTCACAAGAACTCATCTTTTACGTCCTTAGTTCAAAGAGCCAACTTTGGTCAAGATAGCTCTTTTAACGGAACTGTGACACCACAGGGCAACACTGATGATAACGGGCTTGGTGACTTCTATTATGCGCCACCGTCTGGTTTTCTTTCTTTGAACACCGCCAATATGCCTGAGCCTAGCATCACTGCGCCAGATGAGTATTTTGATACACTAACATGGTCTAAGACAGGTGCAGATAATAGTAACATTACACTTACTGGCTTGTCATTCCAGCCAGACTTAATATGGGCAAAAGGTAGAAGCAATGCTATGTCTCACCAAATTGCTGATGCCGTAAGAGGCACAGGCAAAAGCCTTTCAAGTGATTCAACAAATGGTGATTCAACAAATGATGCAGATGGTTATGTTTCATCTTTCAATAGTGATGGATTTACTGCTTCTGCTGGCTCTGTGGATAACTTTTATTTCAATTATCTAAATGGCTACACCTATGTCGCATGGAACTGGCTGGCTGGCGGTACTGCGGTCAGCAATACAGACGGGTCTATCACTAGCCAAGTTAGCGCAAATCCAACGGCAGGGTTTAGTATAGTATCATGGACTCAGGGAACTGCTGGAACAGATACGGTTGGGCATGGGCTTGGTGTAAAACCTGCTATGGTGATACACAAGCGCAGAAGCTCATCAAGTAGCTGGTCTGTTTGGCATAAGGACATGGACGCTAACCCAGACAATTATTATATGACGTTAGACTCAACTGCCTCAAAAGCAGGTTCAACTGGGTGGGAAAGCCCGACAACAACAACGCTTACACCATACATCGGTTCGTCAGGTGAGACATGGATAACATACTGTTTCGCAGAGGTTGAAGGGTTCAGTGCCATCGGCTCATACACGGGTAATGGTTCAACAGATGGGCCTATGGTTTTCACGGGCATGAGGCCAGCTTGGGTTATGATAAAATCAAGCAGTGTATCAACTACACAATGGATGATATGGGATAATAAAAGAGACACATATAACTTATCAACAAATGCCCTGCGTCCAAATACAAGTGCAGTAGAAACAACGGGTTTTGATATTGATATACTGTCAAATGGGTTTAAAGTTAGAGATACTGGAACTGAGACATCTCTTAATCAATCAAGCGGAACCTACATCTACATAGCCTTTAGCGAGGCGGCTCTAAAATACGCAAACGCACGATAGGATAAGAAATGGCGTGGAAATATAATAGTAAAACAATTCGTCCGGGAACAGCATGGAAGGATAATGATGGTAAATCCTACATGCCATCTTGGTGGAAAAACACTACAGATGCAGAGAAGACTGCTGCTGGTCTAACTTGGATTGACCCACCTGCTGTGTATGACAATCGTTTCTTTTGGGATGCAGATACACCTAAAGCATTAGATGATGTGAATGAGGTAGATAGTGAGGGTAATCCACTGTTGGATGAGAATGACGAGCAGATAGTTACAAAAGGTCTAAAGTCAGTTTGGAAAGAGAACACTAAGACTGTAGCAGGAGGACTGTTAGCACCTACCGATTGGAAGATTGTTAAAGCTGCAGAAGTATCTAGCTACTCAGTTGACCAAGCAACCTTAGATTACAGAGCAAGTGTTCGCACTGCAAGTAATACAATTGAAGCAGCCATAGATGCTGCTGCAGACCACGATGCTTTCCTTGCTTTGTGGGATACGCCTGTAGATGCAGATGGTGTGCCTACTGGTAATGCACCAATTAACGACTGGCCTGATGGGGTATAAGAAATGAGTAGAGCAAGAGATTTTGCAGACCTAGCTGGTGCGGCAGATGCTGGTACTGTGGCAGGAACTAACCTGATAATCAACGGTGATATGGCTGTGGCACAGAGGGGTACGTCAAGCACTTCTGTAACTGATGGGTATTATACAGTAGATAGATTTAGCTTCACTCCTGTAGCGACAGATGAATTGGCAGTAACACATTCACAATCAACAACAGTGCCAAGTGGACAAGGTTTTGCGAATAGTTGGAAGTTAGAAGTAACAACAGCCGAAACTGCACTTGCCGCAGATGAACTTTGTATATTTAGACAACAAATTGAAGGTCAAAATTTACAACACTTAGCCTATGGCACATCATCAGCTAAGTCTCTAACTTTGTCTTTCTGGGTTAGAAGCAGTTTGATAGGAAAGTATAGTTGTCTGTTTTACAATTTAGATGCTACACGCACAAATCTGCAAAGTTTTACAATAAACACTGCTGATACTTGGGAATACAAAACGATTACCATTGATGGTGACACGGATAGTGGTGCTGGATTTGATAATGATAACGGAGGAAGTCTGCAAGTTGCTTGGATTTTTGCGGCAGGAACAGATTGGACAGGAACGCCACATACAGGATGGGGTGCGCATACTCAAACAGATGATTATGCTTTTTCTGACCAAGTGAACTTCATAGCACAAACAGGCACGTTTTACATCACAGGCGTAAAACTAGAAGTCGGTTCTACCGCCACGCCATTCCTTCACGAAAGCTATGGTGAAAATCTAGCTAAGTGTCAGAGGTATTATTGGCAAAACACAACCAATGCTGCTTACTATGCGTATCAGTATGTAAGCACATATAAAGCTCTGCCTGTTTTCTTTCCAGTTCCAATGAGAGCCACACCAACGGCAGATGTTTCTTATAGTTCAGGCAGTTTCACTCCGTATCAAGATGATGAATATCATTTTAAGGCATATATAGCTTCGTCTTATACAGATACCACTGGTTACAACACTTCATATGTTAAGTTTAATGCGGAGTTATAAAAATGTATAGTATAACAATAACAAACGCACAGTATTACAATGACCTTGACGGCAATCAAGCTGGCATTAAAGCAACAATTAACAGCACAGAGATGTTTGTTCCCCTAGACCCAGCCAACAGCGACTACGCAGAAATCTTGCGTCAGGTAGATGCTGGCACACTAACAATACAGGATGCAGACTAATGAACCAGACTGACTTAGCCATCGCAACAGGCGGTATCTCTGCACCACTCTGGCTACCTGCCATGAACCAATGGGTAGCACTTGTGCTGGGTATCATGTCTATTATATATGTAGGCTGGAAACTTTGGAATTTGTACAAGGATAAATAATTATGATGCAGTTCAAAGCATTTAAACCTAGTGGCATGGAAAAGATAGCACGTTCTATGGGCTATCAGGGTAGCATGGATGGGTTTAATCAATTCCTTGCGCAAGACCCTGTTAAGCAACAGACCATGCAGCAATACCAACAACAGGCTATGCAGATGGCTAAAGGTGGTGCAGTTAAAAAGTTTGCTCCGGGTGGTACTGTTACAACTGGTACAGGTACAACTGGTACAGGTACAACCCCTACAACCACTGCTAATCTAAACATTGGTGATGCTACAGTACAACGTATGTATGACCCGGCATTACCAGTTGGCGGTGTAACAACTGCTGCTACCACACCTGTAACACAGGACCAGCTTTTAGGTGCAGGAACAGGTCAGCTTACTGGTGGTGTAGCTGTTAATACTGCTCTTGCTGGTACAGCACAGGCAACGCAACAAGCACAGACACAAGCAAATTTAATGCAAGCAGATACTGCTGCTGCCGATGTAGATGCTGCTGTAAATGCTACACAAGCTGCTCAAGCAAATCCTCAAGACCCTCGTGCGCAAGTAACTGCTGCACAGCAGACTGCTTCATCTGTAGGTAATCTACAAGCTGCACAGGGCAATGCTATTCTGATGAATAACCCTCAACAGAGGCAGATTCAGCAAGGCGAACTTATTAGTGGTACAGGTGTAGATGCTACTAAGGCTTCTCAGTTAGCTGCTCAAACAGAACAAGCAGCAGTGCAAGCACAACCAACTACACAAGCACTTGTTCAAGGTCAGTTAGATAACCTGATGCAAGATTTTCAGGGTGGTCAGACACCTGCATGGGCTGCTGGTGCTATGAGAGCAGCTACTGCAGCTATGGCTGCACGTGGTTTAGGTGCTTCATCACTAGCTGGTCAAGCTGTTGTACAAGCTGCTATGGAAAGTGCAATGCCTATTGCAATGGCAGATGCTCAGACTGTAGCAAGATTTGAATCTCAAAATCTTTCTAATCGTCAACAGGCTACCATGTTAGCTGCAGAACAACGTGCAAGGTTTATGGGTCAAGAGTTTGACCAAGCATTCCAAGCAAAGGTAATGAATGCATCTAAAGTTAGTGAAGTTGCCAACATGAACTTTACTGCAGAACAACAGGTAGCACTAGAGAATAGCCGTATTGCTAACTCAATGAACCTTGCAAACCTAAATAATAGACAGGCTCTTGTGATGGCAGAGGCTGCTGCGTTATCTCAGTTAGATACTGCTAACCTAAACAATCGCCAACAGGCTGCTGTTCAAAACGCACAGAACTTTTTGCAGATGGATATGGCTAATCTATCTAATAGACAGCAAACTGAATTATTCCGTGCGCAACAAAGAGTGCAAGCATTATTTACTGACCAAGCTGCAGAGAATGCTGCTCGTCAGTTTAACGCTAGTTCACAAAATCAGGTTGACCAATTCTTTGCAAACCTTGCTTCGCAAACATCACAGTTTAATGCGGCACAAACAAATGCTCAAGCACAGTTTAACGCAGGGCAGGTAAATACTGTTGAAAGATTTAATGCTGAGTTGAACAATCAGCGTGACCAGTTCAATGCACAGAACCAGTTGGTCATTGCGCAGTCTAATGCACAGTGGCGCAGAGAAATTGCTACTGCTGATACTGCAGCAATTAACCGTGCTAACGAACTTAATGCTAGTGCTATTCTGGATGTATCTAAACAGGCATACGATAATCTGTGGACATACTATGCTGACGCTATGGAGTGGGCATGGACATCTGCTGAAAGTGAATTAGACAGAATCAACGCTCTTGCTATTGCAGAACTAGATGCTAAAACACGCAGTGATATTGCTGGTGAGCAAGGGAAAACAGCCGCAGGTAGTGCT